GCAGCATGGAACGATATCCAACTGCGATCCAAAGATCACGAGCGTTTCGTATTCGACCTGCGTGCCGCACTTTGGGCATGGTGCTGATTTCGTCATACTTTTTTCTCCCAGGATTTGAGGTTGGATTTCTTCGCGGCCTCTTGGGTCTTGGCCTTGCTCGTCGCCTCCTTGACCCACGAGACGCTGGTGGCCATGTCGGATTGCCATGAGCCGATCTTGACCGGATGCCCGCCTTGGGTGCCTTTCAGCCAGCCGGAGGCATTCCGGGTGTTCCACCATTGGGTGACTTCTTCGGGCGTGAGCCTCACAGATGGACCGTAGGCGATAGCTTGAGCAAGAGAGCAAAGGGGTGCGGGTTCCTTCCCTTCCATTCCCTTCCCTTCGTTTTCTACTTCTCCTTCTACTTCCCTTCTCTTCTCTTCAGGCGGGAAGTTCCTGTTACTTCCATCGTCTTCCGGGAAGTTCCGGGAAGTTCCCGGAACAGATTGGAACAGTTCGGAAGTTGGCAGCCAATCCCCGGATTCGCCGGGAAACGGAGGGAACTTCGCTACGGATTTTTTCAGGCGTTGCCCATAGTTGACAATGGCAAGAGTGCTCCGTCCATCGGCCTCGTAGCGAAGGATCAACTGCCGGGTGCTCAGTTCATCGAGCCAGCGGGTCAGGTCGTTCGGTCTAAGGTTGTCGATCAGAGGGAAGCATTGAGCCTTCAACAATCTGGGTTCGGCGTGAAAGCGTCCGTAGTCATCGGCCTTCATGATCAACCGGATGAGAAGCCTTTCAGCATCGGCGGAAATCCCGTCGAGCTTCAGGCTGTCCGTCCAGTCTCGTAACATTCGGTTTGGCATCCTAAAAAAGAGTGGGTTGCCCCTCAGTGAACGGCTCTACCCCGGTTAGAGTGCTGCCGCCCACAGAGGGGGAGGTTGTCCGCTTCCCGCACTCGCGGGATGGAAAGTCAATTGATTGGATGGATACATAGATCCCCACGGCATTGCCCCAGGCCTTCGTCACCTGCAGATCTGCCACCTGGCCGTCATCCTGCCAGAATTGAAGCTTGGTGAGGCAGTCCTCCAGCATCTTGATGAGGTTGGAGCAGTCCGGTTTTTTCGTCATCGGCACGCGGCCCATGGCAATGCGGTATTTCGGCTCGCTTACCCGCCACGGAAACACGAAGTCCACTTTCAGGGCAATAGGGCCTTCAAGAGGGATGGCTGGCCGATATGGAGCGCATAGCGTGAGGAAGTCATGCTCGGCGGAAGCTGCTTTCTTGTTTTTGAAGAACAGCGGCTTTCCGTTGCGGATCATCATCCGCTTACCAGCACCTTGGCTGGTTGCCTTCGGCGGCACGATAGGGATGTGAAATGTTATGGGATTCATTTTTGTCTGGCAAAATCGCCGTGGAATTTTTGACGCGCAGCGGAAACGGCCTTCGCTGCGGCTTCTAATGTTTTGAAATATCCCAAATGAGTGCGGATACCGTAATGGCGAATCTGAGCCTTCCATCTCCTTTGGCGTTTCGCCCAACAAACACCCTTAACTCCCGAGGTATTATTTTTGTATATGGGAGAGTTAAACTTATTTGGGCTGTCTTCAGCCAACCGAAGATTTTCTATCCTGTTGTCAGATTTATTTAAATTACGGTGATCAATATCTTTATCGCCTGGCTCACGTCCATGATCCCGAGGAAGGCCGCATAGCTGAGCAGCTCGATGTAGTCGTTCGGGCTGGGTGTGGCAGTGGCCACGAAGCGTCGAGGTACCCGGGAAGCCTGATTGCGTTTTCCTGTAGGACCGGCATCGCCAGTAAAAGTTCGCATGAACTCACGGAATGTTTTCGTCCCGCCCAGGCCGCGAAGCACGGCCGCTTCATCGAGGCTGGCCACACTGAATGCAGCAGGATCCAGTTTCCCGTCGCGGATGGTTTCGTAATTGGTGAGATAAAGGGTGGCCTCGTCTTCCACCTCTTCGATACGGCGAATGAATTTCACGCGGATATCGAGCAAAGCGGCATCCCGTATGAACTCCTGCCGCACCCCGAGCGGGATCACGATGAGGCCACGGCCTCCTGACTGTTCCCGGGTAATGCGAACCGCTTCCAGTTGGATGACCGATTTGCCGAGGCCGAAGGCTCCAAAGCATGCGCGTCTGCCCCCTGCGACCATCCATTGCACCGCTGCCCGTTGGTGGGGCTTGAGAATCGGGTGAATGTCGGCGTCCGGTACCTCAAAGCCCCACGTTTCTGCGAGCTTCACCTTTGATCGGAGAAACTCCTGATAGGCGTCTTTCGCTATCATTGATTCACCTCCTCCACATTGAAGAAGCCTAGCCTTCCCTTCACCTCGCGGAAAGGCAGAGCCTTCGCGTTCTCAAGCACGAAGCCGAACTCTCCGAAAAACCACGGAGACGGCGACTTGTTCACGCAGCCAGTGATTTCCACTTGCCCGACGATACCGCCGCGCTCCAGTTGTTCGTAGGGCGGAAGGGCAATCGATTCCCCGTTCATCGCGGAGGCAAGTGCTACGGTTTGTTTAGCCGAATCATATTCTGCGCGGCTCATACCCTTGGAAGCATGAACAAGGATCGGCCCGCGATGGTTGGTTTTCCAGCTACGGTTTTCGATGTCCTTGTGGCCATTCACGATTAGCCACGCCCATGGTTGACGGATTGAGAGAGCCTTCATCACGCGGCCTCCTTTCCAAGAAGCAAAGGCATGATCTGCTTCCTACGTTCCGCGTAGTAGATCAGGAATCGGTCCAACGCATCCACCACCTTCGCAGTGTAACCGTCCCGCTCAACCCGAAGGATGAAGGGAGCCATGCCTTGGCAGTAGCTCATGAAATACCAGTAATCCAAGCCAGTCACCGCCATCCCACCATGCACCTGAGGTGCGTAGTCAGGAGGCAGAACTCCCTCAATCAGGTATTTCGCGTGATTTTTTGCCAGTGGGCATTTCAGTTCCAAGCCGGCGATGAGCGATCCGTTGTGATAGAGCACACCGTCCGGAGAGCATCCAACAATGCCGTCATCACGAGTAACGAAACCCACCTGATCGACACTCAGCCCCATTACGCGGGAAAACTCAGCACGCGCTTCCGGCTCCAGCTCGTTGCCGCGATCTGTGTGTCGGTTTCCTTCAAATGCCACCATGTCAGGGCGGATGCAGTCGGCCATCAGATCGATAGCGTATCCCTCCCACTGCGAACTATCCTTCCCTGTCGGAGTAATGATCCGGCTAAAATTCGAGGCCGTTGGGCGACCTGTCCGAGCTTGAAACCAAGCCTCGGACCCTTGTTCCATTGCTGGCCAAATTTTCACGCAGTCACCTCCTTCCATGCGGCGTTGATCGCGGCTGCGAACTTCGCCGCCTTCTCGATGTTGGCCGGATTCTTGAGGGCTTCACGGCCACCCTTGAGCGGAGCGAAGGAACTGCGGCAGAGAGAAAGAAACGTTTCCCATTCCTGAGAGGCATCACTCGCTACTTCCGGCAGCATTTCTTCACCTGGCATTGGAAACGAACTCCGTGCCGAATTGACAGGAGGCTTCGGCGGCGCAGGCGGTGCTTGGGATTCCTTTAACTGCCGCTGAGCTTCCGCTGCTGCTTCACGCGCGGCTTTTGCATCAGCTTCCGCCTGCTTCCGCTGTTCCTCGGCGCGCTTCAAATCCAGCCGACGGCGCAACTCTCCTTCCACCTGGTCTGGACGCTTCACTTCCAGATCCTCACGGTCCAGGATCATGTCCTTGCCGTGCTCGGTTTCGAATTGGTCGATGACTTCCCGGCTCTTGCGGATCAACCCGTTGGCCATGGTGACAGCCTGATCCAGCGATTTCCGCATGGTATCCAGCGTGCGTTTGCCTTTGATGGCGTTCGCAAGGGTGGTACCGTAAACGGCTTCCCGGAGACGCGGGGCGCACTCCAGATTTTCGCGGGCTGCAGAGATGATTCCTTCCTTCACCTCGGCCTTGCGCTTCGTCACCAGCTTCTCCAGATCCAGACGCACTACGCGGATTTCCTCACTGGTTTCATCCAGTTGAGAGAGCAGCGCATGGAGGCTCTCGGCGTCAGATAGAGCCTTGGCTTTAGCTGCGGTAACGGTTTCTTCCGCACCCTTGAGCATCTTCGCGTCGGCGTCGGCCTGTCCGAAATCCTCATCGGTTTTCAGATCTCGGTTGATACTGGCGAGTGC